GGTCTCACAAAGGACTTAAGACCGAAGACTCCTGAATCCATCGGTACCATCAAGGGTCTCACCCAAGATGGCAATGTCGACGCTAGCCAGCAAGAGGTTCGAACCAACAATCTCTGGTAGAAATTGTTGGAAGCCTCTACCCGACTAACTATTGACTCAGGATCTTCGCTCACGATGCCCTTATAGTACGCAGGGGTTATGTTTTGCCCTGCAAAGGCATCTACACCGCATGACTCTCGGAATTTCCCAGCCGAGAAAGTCTTCGATGAGTTGACCTTGAAGTCCAAGACTTCAAGGAGCAAAGTGAGCGCCCTAACCGCGTTCGTAGGGACAACGATGTCATCCCCAAAAACGGTGACACTCCCAGCGAGCTGTCTGATTTTAGCAAGGGACACCTCTCGGTGGCCCTGTTGCCAGAGCGTAGCGGTTAACGCCACACTGAGGAATATCAGTGTTTCAACTGGAAATGTGGTAGCATTGCCCATCGTCGAGTACTTCTTGATCTCGATGATTCTGTCCTCAAAGCCATCTTGGCTTATCAGGCAACGACGGGTCCGCGATGCGCATAGGGCATCCAAAAGGAGTGGATTCCTCTTGAATGTGTTCTCTACACACATACAACTCACTCTATCGCTAGCAGACGATAAGTCTACCGTAGCCAGCGACCCATCCATTGACCCAAGCAACGCAAGTTGCTGGTTCCGCTCTTGGTCTGTGAAGTTCACAAACTCGCGAATCCAGGAGCTCGCAGTTCGCTCGTACATGTAGTGCTTCACATTCTGTTGGCACCACATGTGTTCGCTAGGTTCCGAAGCGATAAGCCTCGGCTTAACGAACGTTTTAGGGACGGCGACCAGTTTAGAATGGGGCATCTCTGCCTTAGTTCCGAACCGTCGTGTGTGGAAGTTGTTAACCCAACCCGAGTAGCTACTGAAAGCACACTCGGAGAAAGGAAACGCAGAATCCAGACAATCAGACCAGTTTGCGAAAGCATACTTGTTCTCGCCTTTTGGTTTGTCTGAAACAGCGCCAGGTCCATGACTAAACTCCCAGTCCTCAGACCTATACGGTCCAAGACTGGTAGCAACAATGTCGACTACCTTGTCGAGCATCGTCAGGAGGTGGCAATGGTCGGCCCTTGGGGGATTTTCACCCTCTTTGGGCACTTCCGGCTTCGACAACCGGAACATGGCTGTAACGTATCTGTGTTCGAAGGCAAAGCCTCGGACCGAACTCGAACAGCCAATCCTATCCTGACGCCAAAAAGGCGCCGGAACAGGCAACGCATCGTCAGTCTTGAGGAAGTCGCAAATTTCTTCGCGAACGTAAACCTCAGGACATTGTAGCTTAGTTCTTTTAGCAGCAAGAAGAACCTGCCGCAGAAAGAATAGAGCTGATACATCCACATCCTCCTTTAATCGTCCGTCTCGTGTGAAGACCAGTAGGTACAGTCCCCCGAACAATTCGGGGATCGGCACCCGTCGGCTAATCCGGTGCGAACCGGGTAGGCCTGATGCAATATACTGGCCGTTTGCTAGACACCTCTCCAGGTGTTTTGCCAGTGCAGGGAGATCAACGGTGAGAAACCGAAGACCCCTACACAACACGAGAGAAGTGAGCCTGTCCCAATCTTTCGAAAGGTCAGGCACCAAGTTAGGGTTTGCATACGCGATGTCCGCAAGGATATTCGCGTACAGCTCCAAAAGGTCACGAACGTAGCTTTTCAAGTCACCCTGCATAAAACAGGCTCTGGCTTCTACGCGACGCTCGGGATCCCGACGGTAGTTAACCGTCCCATACAGACTGACTTCACCACGCCTAAGTGCAAGCACTTCCAAGTCAACGCCCTCGCGGGCTCAGACAAGGGCGGGAGCCGAGCAACGCGCTCGACCCCCGCGCTCGCACACTGCGGCTAGCAAGCCGAGGCACCACCGCCGGCAACGCGTGTCTTTCAACACCGGTACGCGACGGCGCAAAAAGCGGACAGTCTCCGCTACCTCAGCAGCTTGGCCAGGCATCGATTCAAGGGCTTCTACAGCCCAATGATCGGGTGAGCAAGGTCGTCCTTACTCTAGGACTCCTTGCCGAGGAGACTGGTCACATTGGCGTTTGCCGTCGCGATGAGCCAATCGGCCAACGCGTCGACAAGCTTCACGTCCGTCTCGGACGGGAGCAACTCGCCAACGATGTACCACTTGCGATAATACTCGGCCTTCTCGGCCGTCGCAAAGATGCGTTCCTTGACCTCCACGTTGTGGCGTTCATAGGTCGCACCACCACCGCCGGCCGGCTTCGTTTCCGAATGCCGGATCCTGACGGTAGTCTCCTTGTCCGAAGCCCTGAGCAGGTATTCCGACTCATAGGGCTTCGACGCGTCAATCTTGACCAACACGCGGTTTCCGTCCGCGTGAGGCAGGGTTAGGGTGTTCCCAAACATCTTGAACCTAACGACCCCATCATGGGGCCGCCTTTCAGTCTGTGCTCACAGCCTAGATTGCGCTATGAGCGAACCGAGTATCGACATCTGCCCTGCCGTGAGGCAAGGCAGCGAGGGTAGGGGAGGAAGAAGCGCCAAAATCGGAGCGATGGGATGTCGCTCCTTTAAGCTACTACTGGTGCTGTATTCGCCAACGAGGCTGATACCAGCATCAGGTCCCTGCACAAGTGTGAACGTCGTTATGGAAGACGTCGTTCGACACCAGCAAATGGAATCCAGGCTCAACCGGAGAAAGTTACCATTAGCGGCAAACCAACCGCCAAGGTTCCAGAACCAGTCAATGAGCCAGCTCCAGGGTAGGAGCTCCCATGCGGCAGCAAAGGCACCATGAGAATTGATGCCAAACGCCAACTGCAAGGCCAACTTAAGGGCCTCGTCGTCGGTCAACGGAATTGGTGTGGCTGAGGTTGCGGACCACCTGGTGGTGACCCACTCCCTACAGTACCTCACCGTTTCCATTTTGTGCCGCACAGTTGTACCCAATGTGTGGGTGTAGAGCGTACCGTGATCGGTATAGCTCTGCTTCAGTGGATAGTAGCTGCGCCGTTTGATCGATTTGCCTGAACACAACTGTGCCAACGCGGCCAGGGCGTTACCAACGCCTTTAGCCCAGTCGGCTATTGCGATCAGGTCGGACACAAAGGGTCGCCAGCCGAATTGGTATCCAAGATTGGCACCGGCGGCGTCTTTCAAGACGCCGCTAGCACCTTTCAAGGACCCTTTCTTCGGCAGGGAGGCAAGGTACGCCAAGCCTTTCCCCCGGAGTAAATCCGGAACGCTCCTAAAGAGCCCTGGCAGGTCCTTCAGCTCACCCAAGAAAGCCGGTATATTGATTGCCGGCTTCGAGGGATTCGTTCGAGCTGCGGCATCTGACGCGATCTCAGCCCAGTTAGGGTGTGAGAAACCGTAATCAGGTACCTGGGGTGCATGCGCCCCGTCAACCGTGAAGTTAGAAAACACACGGCTGCCAGATGCATTCGACCCTTCCAGTACAGGGTATTTGCGGGTCCAAAACCAGGAGTGGAACGGGTTGTCCTCGTCCCAATCTCCTGTCTCGTCCTCGCATTCCTTGTATGGTCCCACGAGCGTCGAGCGATTGATGGTATACCACTGGCCACCGGCAAGGTACTTGTAAGTACCAGCTTGTGCCGTACGTAGATCCTTCGTTCGCTGACGCCATACCATGGTAAAGAAACCTCCCAACGATCAATCCCCAATTGGAGCACAACCTTTATTAGGTGCAACCTATCGTTTAGATGCGACAAGTTGGGCGGGGCACACACGTGCC